GTAATCCGCATCGTCCTCATGCCGCGTGTGCGACGCAAACAGAAACTCCTCGCTCGGGATCGGGTAATCCGTGAAGCGGGTTTCCTGATATTTATTATGCACCTCGACCAGAAACGTGCCGTCGCCATTATCGTTGGCGGCGGCGATATTGGCGCCTGACTGATGCAGCAGCGCCAGATGATCCGTATCGACGTTGAGGCGCTGTTTATTCACGCACTCCTTAGTCTCGACACAGGTCTTGGTGATGCCGATCTTTTCGATAAGCCCGGATTGAATCCAGTCATGGATGACCCGGTAGCCATCCTGTTGTTTCATGAAGCAATAGGTGACAGCCGCCGTGGCCTGTTCGGCAGCGGGTTCGTTATCCTGCTCGGCGCTTTCGAACTCAACGACACGATCGCCGCTGACCATCGTACGGGCCACCGAGATGGTCATGTAATCGACCACCTCGGCGACCTCGGGTGTCACGACCTGGGATAGACCATCTTCCTCATCGCCAAAGGGACGGGCTTCGTAATAGTCGATCGCGACAGCCTGCTCATCGGCAAGCGTGGTATCGCGGAAGGAAATGGCGAGGCGTTCGTCTTCAGCCAGCAAAGCGGCCAACTCGATTTGCGACAGCGGCGCGGGCGGTTCGCCCATGTCGTCATCGGGATTGATAAGCGATAGCGCCACTACACAATCCCTCGGTTGGAATAGTTGATCTTCTTCGCGGGACCGGCCTCCTGATGCCCGACCGCGAAATAGCGGATCGCGTCGGCATAGTGGCTGGTCCAATCATGCAGCGGGTTCGGCCTGAACTCCTGCCGCTTCTCATCATAGTCGCGGCGATACATGCGCAGCGCCTCGATACCGTCCTTACACTTAACTTTGTCGAACCAGCACAGCGGCAACATCATGCGCACCGACTGAATCCCATCAGCAACGGGCATCGCAGGGACGACCTGGATATTCGTCACGCCAAGACCCTCAAGAACCTCCTTGCGGCTCTTGCCCGTGCCGAGCTCGCGAACCTCAACATCGTGCGGGAGATAGTGCGTGCCCCACACATAGTTGCGAGCTTGCAGCTCCTTCACGTACCAATCTAGCCCAACGCCCTCACCCTTGAGGCAGTCTATGAACCGTGTCTCCCCGCGAATGACCTGAGCGAACCAGATCACCGTGCTGTCGGCAACGCCCAAATCCCAGCCTGTGTGGACCGGAAGCCGTGGATCGTACGGGACAGAGATAATCCGCTCAGCCTGCTCGGCCGCGTTTATCTCCTTGCCATAATAGGCGCCCTTGACCGCAGCTTCGAACGAGCATTCATATTCCTGAGCGTACTCATCGTCACTCATCATCTTACGGGCGTCGATCAGCTCGGCCTCGTCGACCAAGCCCGTAGCCGATGCCTTCAACAGCAACCGCGTCCAGTCGGGATCATCCTCGGCGGCCTGCCAAAGTTTGTAGAACGTGTTCTTTCCCTTGGGCGTGCCGATGAATGCCGCCCATCCCTTTCGGTCACTGAGCGCCGGCCGGATGACCTGTGTCCAGATCGTAGGATCCATATCGCCGAACTCGTCCAGCACGACGCCATCGAGATAGATGCCGCGCAGCCGGTCTGGATTGTCCGCTCCATAGATCCGGATGCGAGCGCCACCGGGCAGCTCAACCCAAAGTTCGCTCTCGTTGATCTTAGGCGACAGGAAGGAGGTATATTCTTTGAGGTACGTCCAGGCGATGTCCTTGGCCTGGTTGAGCTGAGGGGCAACGTAGGCGAAGCGGGGATTTGTCAAGCAGCACTTGGTGGCGCCAATCACCAATTCGTTGATGTGGCTTACCGTCTTCCCAGCGCGGCGGTGACACACGCCAATAGACCAGCGGGTCTTCTTCTCATGAAGCGGCCGGAACTGCTCTCGCACCTCATAGGGCGAGACAAGCTCGACGCTAGCCATTCAATCCCTTGAACACGACGTGCGCAACAACCTCGCCAGTATGTTCGGCGTTGACCTGTAGTGGCAGAACCTTGCCCACCAACGTCAGGAACGCATTGGGATTGGTTGCCGCTTGTGTCTTGAGATATGTTATCCCGCCAGCCTCATCCAGCGCGGTCAGGATCATATCCTTGAGCTGCGTGGTCAGCTTGTTCGGGACACCGGGTTTACGGCCAGCCCCTTCGCGCTTACCGCCACGAGCTGATTTAGGTTGATTGTTTTTCATGACACCCTCGTTTTCAGCTCCCCGAATGGGGTGGGCTGTCTCGGGCGCTCGATTGAAGCGCGTTGGGTTAACCGGCAGCCACGGCGATGTAATGGCTCGCCGTGACGCCGTACTGGAAACTCGACCCGGACTTGATGAGCTGGCTATTCGCCGCGCCGGCAGTCACCGCGACATCCGACGTGAAGGTGACGATAGCGTCGGCACCATTGGCCGTGATGACTGCTACCTCGGCATTGCTCGGGTTCTGCGTGCGAACGTCCGTGCCCACGGTGAGCGTGGCGCGCGAAATCTGTCCGGTCGGCAGCATCCGCGTAAAGCGATCAGCACCGCCGTAATAGGTTATGTCCACTGTGGCCATTTAAGCACTCCATGTGAAATGCGACGTTCCGAAGCTTTCCCGCAACAATGAGCCCGGAGGCTGGCGCGGACGGGTTTGCACTGAGAGTGAGCAACGGCATTGACCAGGCCGCCGTCGTTGTCGGCCCGTGGAGTTACCGCGCCGTCGAATCAGTTGGCCGGAGCATCCGCAGGCGGCGTGCCGACTTCGCCCTCAAGCGTGGTCACGCGGGCGGCAACAGCGCCTACCTCATCATGGGTCGCGAAGCTGGAAGTATCGACGCTGCCAGCGCTCTTCAGCGCGTCCACGTCGGCGCGGAGACCGGCAAGGAGTTCGTAGATCGTCACGGCTAATATCCCTTCAATGCGGGGTTGGGGCTTGATCCATTTGAGGATGATCGGGAGGAGCTTGTGAGCGAGCCAGTTACGCATCGTTGGCGGGCTCCTTGGCGCACCAGCGTTTGATGGTGATCAGCAATTCGTCAGCGGCAACCTGGGCGTAATCCGCATCCATGCCGCAATTGATCAGCGTATCGAGTAGATCGTCGCGGAGGTCTGCGACTATTTCAGACACCGAAAATCCAGTGACAAATCATATAGATCGTTAGAAAGGACAGAGCACCCTCAGCTTGGCCGCGCATGATCGCGTTGCTCATCCCCGCTCTCCGTGAATAGGCTCCCCTCCGAACGCCGCGCTGCTCACCTGTGCGACATCATAGCCTGACAGACTTAGGGAGTGTGCCGGGATCGGAGGGGTGCGCGCCGTGCGGAAGTCTCTAATCCGCCTCACGCCGCCATTGCTGGACAGCGCGCAAACGAAAACGGCGCCGGGCTGTGAAAGCCTAGCGCCGTTGGATAAATCTCCGACCCCCGCAGAGACCGGAGGGGCTGCTGGGCGCACCATGCAGCGTTGCCTCAATCTGCGTCGGACGAAATCCGACATCCATTTCACGGTCAAGTACCACGTTTGTTCCGGGGTGTCAAGCCTCTTTTTGTTCTACTGTTTTAATTCGCTCGGCCATCCATGCATCAACGTCAGCGGGGCGGTACCTGACCGCCTTGCGACCGTATCGCACAAAGGGCGGTCCGCCACCACGCGAGCGCATGGTCTCAAGCGTCGCCGGTGACAATCCGGTGAGTAACGCGCATTGCCCGGTGTCCAGGGCAGGCCTCAGCCCGAACGGCAAAACGCTCTCCAATCGGCGCTCCGCTTGCTCTAAAAAATCCTTGAGATTTTGCTGTTGCACCACTGGTCTCCGATTGCTTTTTGCAGGGTTAAGTGCTATTGGGTTTCCACGCTGCGGCGGTGCTGAAGGAAGCACGCGCTGGCCGGATTACGGCGAGCGGTTCGACAGTCGGTATCAAGCCCGACACGCAGCGCATTTACAGGCTCTCCATCCACTCTGAGGCCGCTTCACCGATCCCAGCGTAACGTCTCCACATCGCCATCTCGCGCCGCGCACATCGACGGCAGCGGCGTTTGAAGGGATTGCCGCTCCACGGCCTCTGCCAATCATGGCCACGCCAGCGGCAGATGAAGCTCCTCAGCCACCAGCGCATCACCCCTCCACCATCGCCACAAGAGCCTGTACGGCTTGGGTAAGGATCATGCGGTCGCGATCATATCCGCATGGGAGGAATACGGTGGTCGCGCCCCGCGCCTTCGTCATAGCCGCATAGCTCGCGAACGCCGCATCTCGCAAAAGCCTATCCAACCACAGCGGGTTCTCATCCGGGTTCGGATGCAACACCAGCTTTTGCATGGCGAGGCGCTGTTTCGATCCTGCGTCCCGTGCAAGCTGATCCAGGGCGTTGTAGCGCTCGCCAGTGGGGTCGTTGTCATTCCCCAAACCTGTGCCCCGTACGCGGTCGTTATCAGCTACGGCGCATTGGGTTTGACGATAGACCACGGCATGAAGCTGGGCATAGCGCCGGCCCATGTCTCTCAGCATGGCGGGATCTACCCTGGTGCCGTCGAGTAGCCCTGCCGCCCATGCCCTACCGATCGGATCGTGCGTGTCGTCTGCCACCTTGGATCCGAAGCGCTCGGCATAGGCTTGCTTACGCCTTACCACTACATCGTTAGCCGGTATGCGTTGAGGCGTGACAAGGCGACCATCAGCCCGTCGTGCGCCTGCTAGTTTTGGTCGTCCCTTGCCCATGGTGTTTATCCCCTGCTCCTTACGCCGAAATATCAGATACTTGTGCGCTGCGTGTCGAGTTGGCGCTTACCGCAGCGCATGCACTTGCGCTCCTGAACCAAGTAATTTCCGCGATTTCCGGTGATGCCGCCGAACATGGTTGCTTGTATCTGACCGCGCTCTATCTCGGACCAATTCGTCCAATCGTGAAAGACAAAACAGCCCATTTCATTCCTCCTGCGTAATCTTTGAAACCCATGTGTTTTGAGATGCGTTGGATCGGTCGTGCCAAAGCTGATGAATGCTTCCCATTATGGGACTGGGCCACCATCACTGCGCGCGGATATATTCGCGCAGCAGCTCGATCATCTGTCCTGGTTCGACACGTTTCCAATTGTTTGCGTAGCCACTATCCGGAACAAGACTGTCGCGATTTGCCGTGGCGGGGGTCGTCCCTATTTTTTGCAGGCAGACGGTCGGTCCGTTATGGAAACCAATAACCCCCCAAACCTCGCCGTCTTTCACAAACAACTCTCCAGGATCGGCATTTTCGATGTCGTTCATTCCTCTACCCCTTCGCCCATGATCTTGCGTGCGAGCTTTTCAGCGCGACGTTCGGCTTTTGGACCCCAGCCGTAAACTTGCACTGCGCGGTCACTGTTGCCGATGCGGACCTTGACCATTCCTTCATAGTCTCGGCCTGGAGGTATGCTGGTGAAGCGGGGATCGTCGGTCATGCTGCATCCTCCACAAATTCCCACGTTCGGAAGTCGAGCGAGACCTTGATTCCACCCTGTTCGGTCTTCTTGCCGGGCAGCCCCTGCTTTACCTTCCAGACGTGAAGTTCGCCGCTGTTCGCGCTGGGGTCGCGACGGTGGTAGGTCAGCCCATAGTGGGGCTTGTTCGCCCACGCGGCTGACCCGCTGATCTGGTAGCCCTTTGGAGCGCCCGACGCGCCAGGCATCGGCTTTGCGGGGTGCGCCACAACCCAGAACGCCACCTGATAGCGATCCGCAAAGCGGCGCATCGCCCGAAGCGCCCGATTGGTATATTCGGTCTCAGTCTCGTCGCGGCGGCGCTTGTGTTCCAGTTCGTTCCACGGGTCTAGGACGATCATCTTGGCCCCGTCCCGGACCACGGCCACGCGGCAGAGGTCTAGGAACCTATCAAGGTCCATCTCCTCGTCCTCGTCCACCGATTGGTAGATGATGGAGAGTTTATCCTGCATGGCCTGTTCAATCGCCGGATTTAGGCCCTTTCGCATCTCGTAGGTCGGGCAGCGCATTAGGCATTGCCGGATGCTGTCTCTTAGGATGCGGATGTCCGTCTCAAACGGGGCGATACACACTCCGCGCCCTTCCTCGATTTGCTTGGCAATGATCGAGGAAAGCACCGTGGACTTGCCGATATTGGCGAAGCCGGTGAACACGGTCAGCGTGCCCGGGATTACGAAAAGCGAACCCTCCAAAGGGCCGATGCCTGTAGGCCAGCACGTAAGCTCGCGATCGGGCGGGAAGTCGCTGAGCGAGAACAGGCCGGCGATGGGGTATGCCTTGGCGCCGTTGATCGTCTTCATCACGACCTGCTGCCCGTGGAGCATCAGGACTTCGTTCAGATCCTTGCAATTCTCGGGATAGGTCACGAACCGGCAGCGGTCAGCACCCAAGAGGCTCGCCAGATCGGCCGCAAGCGCACGTCCCGGAGCGTCGCCATCAGTCGCCAGGATGAAGGTTTTCACCTGATCGAGCTGCGAGAGGTTTCGCCAGATGAACTCGTATCGCTTCGCCGTCTCCGGCGCTTCGGTCTGCTCGGCCGGCGCCCCGTTCGGGACCGACACGACATGCTCGAACCCCACCGTCATCGCGGCTAGGGCATCCCACTCCCCCTCCGTGATAATTACTGGCGAGCCCGCCAACACGTCCGGGTGCGAGAGCGCGTCCACATTCCACAGCAACAGCGGAGCCCCGGCGTCCATGCGGTGCCGCTTCTCCGACGTTTGCCGGTACTTGTGATTTATGGTCTTGCCCTGCTCCACGTAGGGCACGGTAAGCCAGTAGCCGTCGCGATCCTTGACGGTCGCCAAGCCCAGACTTTCGGCAAGCTCCGCCGAAATTCCCCTGACCTCGATCCAGTCGCGATGCCTGTCGTGCAGCATCATCAGCTCCTTTGAAACCGCAGTTGTGACAGTGGAAAGCTAGGCCGCCTTGGACGGCGAAGACGGAGAGGCAGCGATCCCGCTTGTTCTTCCGGCCCGATGAGCATTCGGGGCAAAGGTATTTGCCGGGGCGATGGAAGGTCAGCATGGGCTGATCCACTCGCCATTTGCCGCCGCTAAGACCGGGCCGCGAAGCGCCCGTTCGATGTAGGCTACCGGTTCTACCGCCCTCGCGACCTGCGCTTGCGCTATCGCCGCTGCGGCCCGATCCTTGCCGTAGTCGCGGACCCATTGGCCTATCTTCCCGGCCTTCGATTTTCCCAGATATGCCTTGGCCGTGTCCCAGAAAAACTTGTCGGAATCCGACGCGTCAGCGTCCGATAATTTATTATCGGAATTACTCTGGCTTCTGGCTTCTGGCTTATGGGGCTTATCACCACCCTTAACCTTTAGGTTATCCGAACCGGAATTTCCTGTTTGTTTAGAGAGGCTTGGATTACCTCCCTTTTTGCCATTTTTGCGCGCTTGTGCGGCCTTCCGCGCATCACGGATCATGCGGCGGCTGTAGATGCGTTGCTTGGCATCGCGGGAAAACACGCCGGCTCGGTGCAGCTCGCCCAGCAGTGATCGCACCTCGGATTCCGGCGCCCCGGTCAAACGAGCGAGGCCGGTTTCATCAAGGCCGATGCCCGCTACCGCGACATAGCCGATTGGGTCATGCGTTGCCGCGATGCAAAGCATCCGCATCCACAGTCCCTGCGCAGCCAGGCTGCACAGCTTAAGCGCAGGATCGGACTCCCAATCCTGCCAGAAGAATTTTCCCCACGGGTTGCCGCTCACTTGCGCCCCCGCTTTCTCGCCTTGGCGGCAATATTAGCGACGATGGGGCGAATGACTCGGCCAATCGGCTTGAAGGGCGGCGGAACGTAGCCGTACATGTCATCCCCGCAATCAGCGCACACGTTCGGTTCGGTTCCTTCGGATCGGAAGCCACATAGACAGGCGAAGTGCTTCATTGCAGCAACTCCGCGAAGAAGCCTGCGCGCATGACAATCAGCGTGTCATCACGATCGGCACGCATGGCGAGGAAGTCGTTGTTTCCGAGAGCAGCCTTTATCCATGCGGGAAGAGCAGCACGGCGCTTGCACTCGCCCGAAAGGGGTTCATCGCGGAAGTGAACCCGCACGCGAATATCGCCCTTATCATGACTGGTCGCCCCGGAGAGCGGCACGCGCCATGCGTCAAGGTGAAAGTCCTTGAGGAAATTCACCGTCTCGGCTTCGTAGCGATAGCCTTTGTCGCGGGAGAGCTTACCCATCAGGCCGCCACTCCCAGTTCGGTAGCGAGGTGGATCAGATCGTTCGCGGGAAGCCCAGGAAGCCCATCATGGCGCATACCGTAGCGGACGAGCCGCCGAAGTAACTCGCGGCTAGCCCATTCCTCTCGCGAAACGCGATCGACCGAATTGTCCCGGCGCCCGTGATGCTGGAAATATTGATTACAAGCCTGACTGCAAAAACGCTGGCTCGACCAACGCTTATGGGTTGTTTGGATCGGGCGCGGAAAACTCTCTCCGCAGCAATCGCAATCCTTGTGTGGCCAGTTTGGATCGTTGCGGTTCTTGACCGCCATGGCGATACGCCACACCGCCCAAAAATTACGATCAAACTCGGCGGCAACCTCTTCGATGCCGGCGCCAGCTTTGAAGCGAGCCTCAATGCGCTCGCGTTCTAGTTTGCTGAATCTACCCCCCCGGGCCATGTTATGCGGCCCTCCCAAGCGAGGCTAGGCGAGTGCCGCGCGAAACCATGCGCAGCCCCACGGCGCGCAATGGTGGGCGCTCTTCCTCGTCAAACACGCCATCCATCGCGGCGCGGGTTACGGTGGCGTTGTCCTCCGCATTGTCGGCGGCTATCTGCCCTGGCGGGAGGTCATCGTCCGGCAAATCGAAGGCGGCTTGCCGTGTCGGGTCGAGCCATTCCGTTGTGAAAGTCGCTCCTAAGAATTTAGCGATCGACAGCATCGCCGCCATTTCAGGCTCGCGATATTCAGCATTGTCGGGATCGCACATAGCGCATTCGATCACGCGATCCTTGACGCCAGCCCCATTGGACAACTGCTTTACCGAATAGCGTCGCCTACGGCCCACGTAGAGGCGCAGCGCACGGGCAAAAGCCTCCCTTGCTGCACTGCGGGAAACAAGTGGCGAAAAGTCCGCTGAATCGTTTCGGTTGGGCATCTATTCAGCCTCCCCATGAGCAGTCTGGTCGCTTTGGGAGAAGTCGTGCGCCGCATCATGGCGGGCATTCCTGTGCCTGATGTAGAACCAGGCGATCAGACCGACGTAACCGAGAGCGAAAAGGGTGAGAGCGAAAAGCCTCATGGGCGCGCTCCTGAAAGTGTCGCCGCTCCCGCTCTTTGGGGGGATGAAACAGGAGCGGCGTTCGCGCAGGATGGCGTTCCGCGCGAAACTGGAATGAACCGCAGCGCGCAAATGAATGCGCCGTCTTTGCGGAGGAACGGGACTGGCTGGGGATCGCTCATGCGGCGTCACGCTGCCGGATTGCTTCGATCGCAAGCTTGGTTCGTTGATCGAGCTTCAAGTCACCGCTTTCAAAGCGAGAAATGGTGGCCTGCGTGACGCCAAGGCGTTCCGCGAGGGCGGCTTGCGAGAGCTTTAGCTCGACGCGGATTGCGCGGAGGTCCATGGCTTCCGTGTATATGCGCATGCGTATAGAAGTGCAATACTAATTATGCGCAAGCGAGTTGGACCGTTAAGCATGCTGGCATACGCGGCGGAAATGCCATCAGTAGCGCAGAAGATCCGAGCCATTCGCTTGGCCCGTCAGATGAACCAAACTGAGTTTGGTGAGTTGCTTGGCGTTACCCAAGCGTCGGTGTCACGCTGGGAGAAGGGTTCGATGCCCGACCCGCCACTTGTGGCCCGTCTGGCTGAAATGGCCGGTGAGGATGTTCGTCAATTCCTTGGTAGTGAATCCGACGTCTCATTCGTCCAGGCGCCCAACCGGTATTTGGTTAAGGGCACCGTCGCGGCAGGTGTATGGGTGGAAGCATACGAGTGGCCAGAAGAGCAATGGGAACCCTATTCAGGGGGTGATCACATCAGCTTAGACGCCGGCAGAAGGTTCGGCCTTCGCGTTGAAGGCGAGAGCATGAACATGGTTTACCCCCATGGGACGGTTCTCGATTGTCTCTCCACATTGGACGGGGCAATCGCCCGATCTGGCCAACGCGTCGTGGTGGTTCGTAAACGAGCTGACGACACCCTAGAGGCGACCGTCAAGGAATATCTGGTCGAGCCCGATGGACGTGAATGGCTCCTCCCCCGATCCACAAATCCGGCATTCCAAGCCCCGTTTTCCATGGACGAGCCCGGAGAGGGCGTCGTGGACGTTCAGATCATCGGCGTCGTAGTAGGATCATATCGGCCCGAATAAAGGCGGATAAAAAATTCGCCTGCGCATAAAATAGCGCTTGACGATATACGCATGCGCATATAAACGTGTCTCCATCAACGGAGACAATCAATGGCAACCGCGCCAAACACCAAGGTCTACGATCCAACCGGGTCCTACCTGATCTATCGCAAGATACCGCGCGGGCTGTCCGTAAAGGTCGGCGGTGCCAAGGTTCCCAACTTCCGGCACAAGACGTTCGAAGCGGCTGAGGCGGAAGCCCGACGCCTGCTCGCGCTGTTCCCGGAAAGCACCTTCATCATCCTTCATGAAGTCGCCCGGGTGAAGCTCAAGCCCGTGATCGACACGGCGGCGTTTCAAGCCCTCAACGACGAAAACAACACCATGATAGCCTTCTCCAATGGGAGGCTTGCATGAGTGCCAGGAAGCTTCTCGGCCTTTGGGATCGTGGCGACGGTTACGACGATCGCGATCCTGACGCTCCCCATGTCGAGCGCTGTGGTGGATGCGATGCCTACATGTTCGATGGAACGTGTGGGGCTTGTGAAGCCACGCTGGAGGAAATGTCGGTTGCCGAGAAGGTTGCTCGCTTCACGCCCGTAGCTTTCGAGCATCCGTCCAGCACCTTCGACGGCGAGATAATCCCACCCTCTACTGCTGCTGAAATCCGTCAGCTCGGACAGCGCAAAACCCTCCACTGCAATTTTGGGAAGGCTGCCTGAGATGGCCAAAATCATGAAACTAACCCCGGAGCAGGAAGAGGGGCTTCCACGCTTCCGCCAGCGCTATCTGGACATCGCTTGCAACGGTGGTCGCATCGATCGCGAAAAGCTGCAAGGCGCGCTGAACGACGCCTACGCCGTCATCGGCAAGCCTTCGCCGCGACTGTTCATCTTCGACAGTCCAGCGGCGTGCATGATCGCGCTCAAGATTTTCGCGATGCCAGCGAGTGAAAATCTCGGGGGCCAGCTCGGGGACCAGCTCAGGGGCCAGCTCTGGGACCAGCTCAGGGGCCAGCTCGGGGACCAGCTCTGGGACCAGCTCAGGGACCAGCTCAGGGGCCAGCTCGGGGGCCAGCTCAGGGGCCAGCTCTGGGACCAGCTCAGGGGCCAGCTCGGGGGCCAGCTCTGGGACCAGCTCAGGGGCCAGCTCGGGGGCCAGCTCAGGGGCCAGCTCGGGGGCCAGCTCGGGGGCCAGCTCGGGGGCCAGCTCGGGGGCCAGCTCGGGGACCAGCTCGGGGACCAGCGCGGGCGCCAGCTCTGGTAACAGCGCGGGAGCCAGCTCGGGGGA